GGAGATGGCGGTAAATCCCTTTATAACCATACCAATGTTTCATCGTCACTTGCCTACAACTTTTGTGCTGTAGGGGGCTAAGCTTAGGGAAACAGTTTACACTGTGGCTCGTTCCTTTCGGAAGTCATTACCTTAACCTGTGTCTAAACTTGGTGACTATACCCTTCCTAGGAATTCTGTAACTCACTAAGAGAAAACTTTTCGTTTAATGCTTCAGCTTTATCAAGAGTCCAAACAACATTATCTGTGAACTCTTGCATTAGCTCTTTAGGTGTATCTATTAGTTGATTAGCAAGCTCACGATGTACTACACCTAGAGCGTAGTTTAAAAGCTGTGCTTGCCTTTTTGTTTTTACTTCGATACGAACTGATTCAGTTGATTTTGCCATGTTAGTTATAGTTTTATTTTTATATTATTGTGATTGATTTTGTAGGCTAGGGCGACGAGACCATGATCCCCTCAGAAAAAATCTCGCCACCCTTCACTATACCTACATTATACTATGACATCTATGCTGTCAACATATAAATTTCTGTACTTCTCAGCGCCAGAGTCATCAACGTCTGACACCTTTGCGGTTATAAACTGCTCGCTTGTCTCAACGTGTCTGCCAACTCTGTCAATGGAGTTGATTTTAAAAGTTCTTGTTCTATCTCCTGTAACAGAAGATTCTTTTTTTGTGTTTGTGTATCTAACAGTTTTACCTGCTAAGAATGATGCTAGTTGTGTAGGATTTAAGTGTTCTAATTTCATATAGGTAATTTACCATAGGTTGAAATGAATTGCAAGTATTTTTTTGTATTTAATTTAATTTTTATTAGTAGCTAGAGCTAAACAATTCTTTTGCTTCGGTTATCATGCGGTCAAGGTTCGCTTCGACATCTATAACAAGAGCCTCTTGTGCATCTTCTTTTACCATATCAATTATTTGTGACTTATGGTCGGCTAGTATAGCGTTCAATTCTTCTATTAATACTGTTGCGGTTGTGTCCATGTTGCACTGTACAGGTTAAAGGCGAAAGAGTCAAATATTTATTTATAAATTCGTGCAAGGTTGCAGGTTATACTAACAAATAACAAATAGAAAGTGCTTGACAACGTAACTCGTTGAGTATCAACGAGTTGTGAGGATTTTTCAATTGTTCCATGTATTGCGTATAAACATGTGTAAGTCGTTGACTATCAACTAGTTGTGCAAGTTGGCGGCCCGCCGCGAGTTGTAACTCGTTGACGCTAAAGGAGTTACGAGGCTTTTATGCGATTACCTCAAGGCGATGAAAAATTAACCAGACCAAGAACAGCCCGCCGCAATGCCTAACTCTTTACTAAAACTCTAACATTATTCTAACACTAACAAAACACTAACAGAATTAAAAAAATCTTTTCTTTGCGATTAACTCCATAAGGTCATCGATCCCATTCATGATTTCTTTACGTTCCCATTTATATCTTATATCAGGTTGTAGAAAACCTAAGTCCGTGCGTATTTGCCCTAACGCTATTAAAAGATCTCTGCGGTTCTCTTTCGCGTGTTCGTTTTTTCTTGTGTCCATTTTTTATTTCTTTGTTAGAGGTTTCGCTTCGATGTCAGAAATGTCAGTGCCGACAAACCTAACATTAAACTCAAGTGGATCTTCGCTTAGAAGATCTTTGGCGACGATTTCACCATTTTCAACAAAGAGGCAAAAACCTCCGTCTACAGATGCACAATTTAGATGTGCCATTATTTCATCAATTCGATTTTTCATTTTAGTAAAAGGTTAGAGTTTATTACAGTGTTAGTTTACTGAAAGGTGTCTGCCAATCGGTCGGATCTTTTTCGCCCCAGATGATTGCGTCGGTTTTCTCGCTATGATCTGCGAGAGCTTTATCAAGGCGAGCTTCAAGGCGCTTGAAGTTTTCAGCGGTGTCAGCGCTGATGTTTAGATTTGTCGCCATAGCCTGAGCTTGACCTGATACGCCAATTATCTCCATGCGGAGCTTGTTGGCGGCTTTTTCTAGTTCAATTATTTTTTCGTGATTTTTCATAACGTAAGTATAGTATAGATTTGAATTAAAAGCAAGTTTTTTTTTATTACTTTATGAAGTTTTTTTTCAGGTCCGAACCTTTGCCTTGTTTACACAGCTTGATTGAGTCATTAACCATCTGTTTACAGAATGCAAGCTCTGCTTCAGATTCAAGATTAAGATCTCTAACAATTTGAGAGATGAGAAGATCTGCGTCTTCAGTGAAACGAGGCGCTGATTTGGCTGCGGCCTCCGCGATTTTTAAAGTAATTTTATTTTTCATGATTATACTATAGCATAGATTAGAACTAAAAGCAAGAACTTTTTTATGTTTTTTTACCCCTCCGCAAGTGCGTCAAGGTGTGTGTCAGGGTCGTCTTGCTTTGCCCATTTTGCTTCCATGTGCGCGATGGCATCATCTTGACGACTGTCAAGCCACGCTTCGAATTCTTCGCGCTCCTGCGCCTCATTTAGAAGCTCGTTAACGGCGCGATTATCAACGCCGAATTCGATGCCCTCGTTAGTAAGATCTCTGATGTCTGAAGTAGTAAGTGAATTTTTCATGCCTCACTATACCACACGCTAAAAGAAAAGTCAATACTTTTTTGTTATTTTTTTTATTTTTATTTTTTACTTGACAGCTTTTTTTGATTTTTTATTTGACAAGCTTTTGCGTAAGAACTTGCGTAAGTCGTTGGTTATCAAGGAGTTACGCGGCGCGGCGGCATTCCGCCAGTTGTAAGTCGTTGACGCTCAACGAGTTACGAGGATTTTTTGGAGTTCCACGCTCGCCATTTTTTTAGTACAGTGTCAGGGTCTTTGTGATGTCCTAACATTATCTTAAAAGTTTCCCATGTCGGTTTTGGTTCTGTTAGGGATTCCCAAACTTGCTTTCGTTCTTTTGGTGTCATGTTAGAGTTTAGCGTTTCTCTTAAAAAGTTTTGAGCTGACTCGCGCCAGCTCTTTAGTTTTTCTCTGCCTCTTTTTGACATTGTTAGGAAGCTCCGTTTAGTTTGTCGGCTGCTCTAGTCAACCACACCATAACGAAAGCCCACACTAACGGAAGCCCAAACATGATGAACAAGATTGTGCCACCAGTTAAACCGTGAACGCTTTTTCTAAGTGACAGCCAAGACTCTTCACCTAATGAGATGGCGAGCATACAAATGAAAAGGTTGAAAGCGTTAGTGATTAAACAAGTGATAGTGAACTGGTCGAAGAGATCTGATAAGAATTTTTTCATGATGTAAGTATAGTTGAATTTAAAGTTAACGCAAGTTTTTATTTTGTTATTTCTAGTTTTTTGACAGCGGCTATACTTGCGTTGAATTTTCTAGCAAAGAAGCCAAGTTTTTCGTTTGTGTTTTTTGCTGCGGCTATGAGAGCGTTGAGCTGTCTCATTTGCTTAAGAGTTGCCTCTTGCTTTTCCTTATCGGAAAGTTGCTCACTGTCGGCTATCCACTGCACAAGGCTTTCAGTTGCTCTTATGGTGGCTTCTATTTTTAAAAGTTCTTTTGTTTTCATGTTTTAACTATATCACAGATTTTTATTTAACGCAAGTATTTATTTTTATTTTTTTAGCTAAAGTTTTCTTTGCTCCAGTTGTCGAATGTGTCGATGACCTGATCTGCTTTTATGCTCATTGTCTCGCCATCGTCAAAGGTAACTATTGCGTTCTCCTCTGCGTCAAAGGAAAGTGTGCCTTGCTCCACTTGATTAGGGCAATCCTCTGGAAAGATCTCAAAGATTATTTCTTGCCCGTCAAACTCTTGTAATTCTTGTTTTGCTGTCATGTTTTAACTATACTCTATTTTTTATTTAAACGCAAGATCTTTTTTGTTTTTTTTTATTTTATTTTTCGCATCCTATGCGAGCGGCTTCACCTGTCACGGATGTGTTTTTGCCCTTGTGTTCGCCCTCCATGATTTCACCAGAGCAGATTGGCTCACCATTGTGAGAGCCATAGGTTGAGGGGAAGCACTTGACCTTGCGGCCGTTAAAGGTGACAATGTAGCGAGTGCGGTTGAGAAGTTCTGGATTAGTTATTATCATATCTGAATATACCATAGATTAAGTTAAAAGTCAAGGGTTAAAAGTATCTTTTTTTTATTTTTTTTATATGCTCAACTTGTTGAGCATTGGAGACCAGTCACGGCTAACCATGTCAGCCAAGCTCTCGCTTATGTCGTCTATAGAATCTATAGAGACCTCGCGCTCGCCGCCGTCTTGATCCATACCCCACACAAACCCATTTTCGAAGTCTGTATCTACTACGACAAACCACTCACCGCGCGCAGTGAACTCAACCCCATTTCCTAAACGACTAATTAATTCTTTGTTTTTCATGTAGTAACTATACCATACATTTAGCAAAAAGTCAAGGGCTAAAAGTAAAAAAAGTAAACTTTTTTTGCAAGGGGAGGGTTTTTTGAGAATTTTTGACTTTTGTGTTGACAGCCGAAGCGGCGGGGGGGGGTGAATTCTATAAACATCTTGCCACTAAAAGCGTAATATGTGTAAAAATATTTAACTATATATGTCATATAAGCAAAACAGGTCTTTGGGCCACATTGAGTTAACAGAAAGACAAGTTGAGTTTCATAAGGTTATGAGAAACCCTAAAACGCGGGTTGTCTTTCTTAGTGGGCCAGCAGGAACAGCGAAGACCTTTTTATCTATATATACAGCATTATATAAACACTATGATGATAATCTGCTTAATATCTTATATCTGAGAAGTTTGGCAGAAAGTGCCGATAAAGGGATGGGTTTTCTGAAAGGTACGATGGATGATAAATTTGGGCCATATGTTGGACCGTTAGAAGATAAATTGGAGGAGTTGCTGAGTCCCGCAGAAAAGAAACATATTGAAATGAAACAAGTCGTCCAAGCAGCTCCAATTAACTTTATGAGAGGAGCTACATGGAGAGATAAAGTTGTGATTGTAGATGAGGCTCAGAATATGACTATAAAAGAACTTACTACAATACTAACAAGAATAAGCAGAAATAGTACATTGTTTATATGTGGAGATACCATGCAGAGTGATATTAAGAAGACGGGGTTTGCTAAGTTTTGTGAAGTATTTGGTGATGAGGAGAGTCAAAGTTATGGCATACATCATTTAGAGTTTACCAAAGATGATGTGATGAGAGATAAGATTATACGGTATTTGGTAGAAAAAATTGAAAAAAGTAATTTAAATTAATAAAATAAAGCTATGAATAAAATGTTTTGTGTGTCGTGCGGGTTTAAAATACTCTATGAAGTAACTAAACCTAAGTTTTGTTCTAGTTGCGGGCATAATTTAGCAGGAATAACTAAAGCTACAGTGGCTGAAGAGCCAGAAGAGGAATCTAATATTGATTCTATTGATGTTGACAAGTTAAAAAGGGATATTTCTGTTGATTATAGTTCAACTAAAACAACTTTAAAAGATATAATAGCTAGCTCTACTGCCGCGGATGCTAATCCAGAGTATGAAAGTAGACCAGCTTCAACCAATGCTGAAGGAGATGCCTTGATTAAGCAGATTCAACAAGAATGTGCCTCATCAAGAATGACTGATGTAGATGAAGGAGGCGTTTGAAGATAAACGCGAAGATCTAGATCAGCTTTTATTAAAATATAGACCTAAGTGGCAATTAAGCGCATTAGCATGGTTAGACTATGATGACGTTTGCCAAATAATTCGCTTACACGTTTATAATAAGTGGCATCTTTGGGATCAGTCGCGCCCATTTAAACCTTGGGCTTCTATGATTATCTCTAATCAGATAAAGAATCTGATCAGGAATAATTATACTAGTTTTGCTAAACCGTGTTTACGCTGTCAGTACAACATGGGTGGAACATTGTGTGATTGGACAAAGAGTGGAGATCAGGATAGAACATGTGCTGATTTTGAGAAATGGAAGAAAAAGAAAGAGCGGGCGTATAATATTAAGCTTCCGTTAACATTAGATGATGGTGTTGCTACTCTGAACACTTCATCTATTAGAGATCAAGTAGATTATCCAACAGCTTCTGGTAAATTGCATGAGTTAGTTATGTCGCAGCTTAGTGAGCGGCATAAAGCTATATATGCTATGCTTTACATTGATCATAAGGATGAAACAGAGGTTGCTAAGGAATTTGGCTTCAAGGGAGATTCTACTAAAAGAAAAACAATAAGATATAAGCAAATATCTAATTTAAAAAAGAAATTTTACAGAATAGCAATTAAAATAATGGAGGACAATGATATACTATGAGTGAAGTAAGATTGACAGAAGAACAAAAACAACAAATAGAAGAATTATTTAAATCAAACCCAGATTTAAGAGATATCACCCAAAAAGTGTTTGGTGATGAAAGTTTGGATGGCAGGTCAAAACAAGGCAGGGCTGTCAGAGCATTCTTGATTAAAAGCGATTTGACATACAAAACTACTTTGGTAGACAAAGTTGAAGAGATAGATTTAACAACAGAACAAAAACAATTTTTAATGAGCAACAATATAGAGCGCGGAATGAACGCGCTAGAAATTGCTCGTTTGACTTTTAAGGATAGAGAAATACAACCTCTGAGTCAGCAACATAGAGTGACTATGGAGTTTTTGAGAAAGTATCGTCCAGAGATAGTCGATGATAATGAAATGCTAACAAATGATAAGTGGTCGCCCCCAAAGTCCTTATCTAGAGCAATCAAAAAAGTGAATGACTGGGCTGGTCAAAACTTTGATGAAATAACATTACAGACAAAACAAAAGAAAATGTGCGAAAAGCTATTGTTGTATCTCAAAAGTCCAAGATTCGTACATTTTATCAATCAATACTCTACTATAGCAGATAGAGAGTTATTTGAGAGTGAATATGTCAGAACTGTATGGGACAAGCCAGATTTAACTAATGATGAGCTTAACTTGTATATCACTGTATGTACAAACTATGTACGCCAAAAGCATATTCAACAGAGAATCGATAAACTTAATGCTATGCTCAACGATTCTGAGAATGAGCAGAATATTACTATAAGACTAACAGAAATAATCAAAGCTACTAGTGAAGAACTCAACCAATGTGAGAAAAGAATAGAATCACTCACAAAAGATCTTAACGGAAGTAGGCAAGCACGATTAAAAGCCCGTGGAGAAGAAAATGGTAGCATCGCAGCACTCGTTGAAGCGTTTCAGGAAAAAGAAGAGCGAGATCGTATGATCCTTATGGCAGAGATGCAAAATAAGCTCGTTGAAGACGAAGCTGATAGACTTGAGACCATGGATGAGTACAAAGCCCGTATATTAGGAATATCTAAAAAGGAAATACTGTAATGAAATATAAGTGCAAAGAATGTGGCAGAGAATTTGATAGCCGAAGAGGTTTTCATCTTCATTTAAAAGCTCATGCTTTGACTATAGGTGATTACTATGTAAAACATTTTGATAGAAGAGATTTATATACAAATGACAGAATTCCATTCAAAAATTATGACCAGTATTTTAGAGATAATTTTACTAGTTATGATAATTTTATAAAATGGGTAAATTCTGCCCCAAGTAAAGATGTCAAAGCTTTACTTAAATCAAAAGCACAAGATAAATTCTCTTATAAGGGGATTGGCCTCTCTCCACCGAATCTTTATTATGATTTAGCTGAAATGGCTAATATTAATCTCTATAAGAAATTATGGGGAAGCTATTCTAATTTTTTACAAGAATTGGAAATAGAAAACTTTTATACAAAATCTCTGCCGCGAAACTTCTGGGAAGAGTCTCATGACGACATAGAAATTTTTGTAGATACCAGAGAGAAAGCTCCACTTAAATTTAAGA